TTACTGAGCCAGAACTATTAGCGATAGGATTAGCAGTAGCAGATACACCACCAACACCTTCCGCCCTTGCTGGTAAAGTTTGCACACTGAGAAGTGCTGCAATTACTGGGTAAACGTACTTGTTGTATCTGTTACGCTTTTTATTTGAGTGGTCCTTTGGATGAGAGTTTGATTCGTCATCCCTGGTCCTTGATAGCTTTGAGTAAATTGAAACGCCTCCCCTGGAGTCGTTATGGTGAATGTTCCCCCATTCGAGAGGTCTAAAGCGTCGAAAGAGCTCGTAACTGCACCAGTTATGGCTGTTCCGTTCGTCGCTGTCGCAGACGTACTCGGTGTAATTGTCACGGTTGAGGTGTTCACATTGGGGTTGAGTGCTGCTCCATCGTTTGAAACGCCTACCCCAGTCACGCTGTATTCCCATCCTGTCCTATAATCAATACTATTTATCGTCTCCGTGACAGTGCTTTCTGTCTCGGTGTGGCTCGTCATCGATCCCTGGGTGAAGTTTGGGACCACAGGGACCGCCTGGACAGGTGCAGTGATGACACTTGCAAGTGCCACAAGTACTGCATATGTTGTCCGAGTAATCCTTGGTAGGGTCATAATCATCTTCCCAGTCCATCTTACTTGATGGAGACCTCTGTTACAAACTGACCAGTAGCTGAAGTACCTGCTCCACCAGCTGTTAAACCAGCAAATGTATGAGCACTAGTTACATTACCAGCTAAGCTTCCAGCAGTTCCAGCAGCAGTAGACGTAATGTTACCAAAGTTTTGTACAGCACCAACAGCAGGAGCAGATGTAGGAACAGCGTCTCCTTGAGTGTATGACTGGGCAAAGCTGAATGCTGAGCCTGCTGTATCCTGAGTTGCTGCAATGGTTCCTGGTGCATATACACCAGCAGTTATTGTACCAGCACTGACAGTTGATGTAGTCGTACCATCAGTTGTGTCAACATTACTACCTGAGATAGCAAACGAAGATCCGATTCTCTCGACTTGTGTTGCAGCTGCGTTCACGTTTAATTGAACACTAGATGACATTCTTGAAGTTATATCTGCACGAGCGGCTTGTCCTCCTAGAGCAAATATACCTAATATGAGTAAAAGTTTTTTCACAGTTTTTGTTCCATACCCTACATTTATTTATAGCTAAATAACTGTATAGCGGAATACCTACCCAATGAGACCCTTTAAAGAAATCTTAAAAGATTTGGAAGATTCTGGAATGGAACCCATTTCTGATAAAATTCAGGTAGAATCTAAGAAGACTTCTGGGGTTAAAAACGGTAAGTACTCCTACAAAAAGTGGGCCTCTAAGAAAACAACCAAGTAGTGAACAATGGCAAAGACCGTACTAAAAAATACACAGTATAAAGCTGTAGTCTCTATTACTAGTGAGAATGCTACTACTATTGATCCTTCAGATCTATCATACGATGTTGTGGTTGAATCTGGTGATGTTCAATTTGGTGCAGGTGGATCTAAAGGTGTGGCAGCCCGTACACAGGTGCCTACCAAAATGGATATAGCAAAAATAATTTACTCACAACCACAAGATAGTGGTAAACACGTTAAGGTAGGACGTGGTGGTAACACATTAATTATACTAGGAGGATCTGGAACAATGGATCTTGCTGGTTCTGGTGCATTGGAAGATACTGCTGACGGTCCTATAGAAGTCTTGGCTTCAACAAATGGACACCCTTATACAGCTATATTCTTCATAGATAAAGTAGGTACAACGTAATGTGGAATCTGAATCTAAAGAAAGCATTTGATAAGGTTGCCAAATGGGATAGAGAATTTGCTGAAAAGATTCAACGCAAATATAAATTATCCAATTATCAAATGCTTTGCCTTGCGTTCGCCAAAGGTTTCGTTTTAGGTGCAATTATCCTTTAATGTCACACTACACTGTCGGTTATCACGATACCGCACAACATCATTATGAAATCTGTGAATACGCAGAAGATGCCTACTCAGCAATACAGCATTCAAAAGAGGATGTTCCTTACTTAAGGGAGCATCCTCATTTTATTGATTACTGTACAATGGGTATGGAATTGTAAATGGTTGTTTGGTCGGTAATAATATTAGTAACTATATTACTGGTAATAGTTTCGTGGTATATTTACTATATACTACGTATGGCTTATGCGGAGATGAATGATGGGAGCAATGACACCGCCAAACAGGAAGAGTTGTTACAACTTCCGAGTGACGGAAATTAATAAAGTGCTAGACGGTGATACTATAGATGTCACTATAGACCTTGGTTTTGACCTATATAAGAAAGAACGGGTACGTGTAGCTGGAGTAGATACTCCTGAAAAAAGGACTCGTGATTTAGAGGAAAAAGCACTAGGTATCGATGCAACCAACTGGCTTAAAGAAAAGCTTGAAGAAACTATTAACGGCGATGGTGAACTCAGTGTACGTACTGAGCTTGTTGGCGGCGTTGGTAAGTATGGTCGTCTTCTTGGTTGGTTATATATTGATGACTCCGAAATTTCTTTAAATGAACAAATGATCACAGAAGGTTATGCTTGGCCGTATGATGGAGGAACCAAACAGAAAGACTTTGAGGAACTACGTGAAGTTAGAAGAACGTTTGGTACATTGGTCGAGTAAAGATTATGATGATTTACAGTAGTACTAATTCTTGGGGAATGATGCAGGAAATTCTAGAAGAAGAAGAGATGCGTGCAAAAGAACGTATCCTCGCCAAAGAACAAAGCAAATCTTGTGGCGAAGAAGTTATAAGAGAAAGGGAGGCACCTTTAGAAATTCTTTCTGAATGAGTTTCTTATTTGCCATAATATCTTTTTACTTATTCCTACAAGCATTTAAATTAATGTCACAAGGATGGAAAGCAATGGATGAATATAATAAACCTAAGCGTCATCCTGAAATGGAAGAGGTAAAAGAAGGTGATGAATTGTTGGTTGTCAACTTTAAGGAACTAAAGGATCCTAGATTCAAATTAGATTCTCCTGAGTTACACAACCTTGGAGATCCATTAAACAAATCTTTACGGGATAGGATTGATGAACTAGACCAAGAAGAAGAGGATGATGGTGAAGGTGATGTTGTTGTTAGACGGTAATTATGGGAGCAGCTACTGACATATATCTTGGTAACCCCAATTTAAAAAAAGCAAATACACAGCAGCAGTTTACAAAGAAGCAAGTTGCTGAGTATATTAAGTGTAGGGACAATCCTGTCTACTTCACTGAAAGGTATTTGAAGATTGTTAATATAGACGAAGGTTTGATGGACTTTAAGATGTATGATTTCCAGAAGGAGATGATGCACAAGTTCCATAACAACAGATTTAATATAGCAAAACTACCACGACAGTCTGGTAAGTCTACTATCGTTACGACCTACCTGTTGCATTATGCACTGTTTAATGCTAATGTAAACGTAGCAATTCTTGCAAACAAAGCTGCAACGGCTAGGGAAATGCTTAGCCGTCTCCAATTATCGTATGAGAATTTACCACGTTGGATGCAGCAGGGTATCGTTGCTTGGAACAGAGGATCACTGGAGTTAGAAAATGGATCAAAACTTATCGCAGCTTCTACTAGTGCCAGTGCTGTCCGTGGTATGTCTTTCAATATTGTGTTCCTTGATGAGTTTGCATTTATCCCCAACCATATATGCGATCAGTTTTTTAGTTCCGTTTATCCGACGATTAGTAGTGGTAAGAAATCGAAAGTAATTATCATATCCACCCCTAACGGGATGAATATGTTCTATAAGATGTGGGAGGATTCTCTCAAAGGTAGAAACGAGTATATTAATCACGAAGTACATTGGTCTCAAGTTCCTGGTAGAGATGCTAAGTGGAAGGAACAGACTATACGTAATACTTCCCAGAGACAGTTCACTCAGGAGTTTGAATGCGAATTCTTAGGATCACAGGATACCCTTATCAATCCTGCTAAGCTTAAAACGTTATCCTTTGATAGTCCTCTTGTAAGAAATAAAGGATTGGACATATACGAAGATAGAAAAGATAAACACGATTACGTAATAACTGTGGACGTTGCTAGAGGCACGGCACAGGATTACTCTGCTTTCTGTGTATTTGATATCACAGAGTTCCCGTATAGGCTTGTAGCAAAATATAGGAACAATGAAATTAAACCAATCCTATTTCCTAATGTAATCTACGACACTGCTCGAAATTACAACAACGCACATATAATGACAGAGGTCAACGATATTGGAGATCAGGTTGCTGCTATCTTACAGTTTGATCTTGAGTATCCTAACCTCTTAATGTGTGCTATGAGAGGTAGAGCAGGTCAGATTATGGGATCTGGTTTCTCTGGTGGTAAAGCACAGTTAGGTGTAAAGATGTCTAAGACTGTGAAGAAGCAAGGATGTTCTAACCTTAAAGCATTAATAGAAGAGGATAAGTTAGTTATCAATGACTATGACACTATCGCAGAACTCACTACTTTTGTTCAGAAGAAAGATTCGTTTGAAGCGGATGAAGGGTATCACGATGACCTAGTAATGTGTCACGTCATATTCTCTTGGATGGTCTTACAAGATTTCTTCAGAGAAATGACAGATCAAGATGTCCGTAAGAGGATCTATGATGAAAATAAAAATTTAATGGAACAAGATATGGCTCCATTTGGATTTATAGTAAGTAGTGACGAAGAAGAAACTATAGTTGATAAAGATGGTAATGTATGGAACGTAGATGAATATGGAACTAAACAATATGAAGTGGATTATATGATGCCTTATATCTAATGGAACTAACAGAAGAAAATGTAATCAAAGTTCTCGAAGAACTTGTACCCTACATAGAAGCTGATGGTGGATTCCTTCAGCTTGTGGAGATAGAAGAGGAAACAGGATATGTCAAAGTAAGATTGGGTGGTGCCTGTGAAACTTGTGCTATGAGTACAATGACATTAAAACAAGGTATCGAACGTAAACTAATGGAAGAAATCCCTGACGTTGTTGCAGTCATTCAAGTACTATGATTTTAGAAACGTTTCTAATACTTGCAGCACTTCCCTTTGTAGCATTAAGCCTTTACTTTGGTACCAAAGGAGGGTATTATGATAGTGATGATTATAAAGGTGACGGTTGTGCTCACGATGTCCAAAGATGAAAGAAATTAAATGGTCTGCACAAATATTATTACCAAGTAATAGATTGCAGAAGGTTGAGTTTATGTGTGTATCTAATCTAAGAGAAGACGCAGAGAATAGATGTAAGTCATTGTTTGGTGTCAGTGATGTCAGACAACTTAAACGAGAGTGGCAATGAAAGCAATCTTTAATTACTTAAATGAAATAAAAGATACTGCTAAATATATGCTTCAGGGGTTAGGTGTAACCTTTGATCATATGAGAA